ACATGTGCGGTTGTTCTTCAATCGGTGACCAGTTTTTCTCTGGTTTTCCCATTGGGTTTCCAAATCTAGTCGTGATTTTGTAGGTACTGTTCTCAAAGTCAATTAAAGCTTCGGCTTGCTCTTGGTTTATCCTGCCTTTTGCGTTAGATAGATGATTCCCAACAGCCCACAAATCCTTACCGTCTGACCATATACGAACGTCCTCAAGTCGATTTGAGTTAACGTCGTCAGCTACTTCAGGTATCAGAACGCGCAAGTCTACCAATTCATCGCCCACAAGCCGTCCTACAGCGAGTGTGCTGCGCCAATGCCCCCAAATGGTACTGTCTACGGTATAGCCCCTCAAACTCACGTACAGCTCGCCTTTGTGCCTTGTGATTGAAGGATTCCAGTAGAACTCATCCACAGCTTTTCGTGGCGGAGTAATAACGATACCTAATTCAGGTCGTTTCTTGACGATGGTAAGTGAGCCGTAATTAGTTCTGTCTATTCTGTTTACCCTGCGTGACCGGTACATTATTTAAGATACTCCCTAACTTTTTCGTAATCGAACGTGTTGTCTTGTGAAGAATATAACACAGTCTCGTCGGTTATTGGTTGGTTTTTAGGGTCTACAGATTGCTTAGATGGAATCTCAAACCAATTTCCGATGATTGACCGTATAAACATTGGGTTTGAGGTTCGGATAAGTTCCGCTGCATCCCGCAGTTGTTCAGAGTTTACAAGGAAAGGGATGTGCATTTCATACGATAAAGTTGGTTGACCGTTCTCAAGTAAGAAGTCTCGAGTCTGTTTAAGTTGTCGGGTGTAGCTGTCGCCCCTTCTACGGGATGTAATATGCTCGTCAAGTGTTCCCCTATTTTGGTACTCTAAGCTCCAAGGCTGCAAAATAAAGATGTCGTCAGCCATGATAATGAAGTCGCCAAGAAAGTCTGCTGCGGTAAGGTAAGCGCATATCTCGTCGTTTGACTTTACGCGTGAGTCTTTCCCCCAAGGGTATTGGATTGGGAGGTGGGTATAATCACCCTGTAAGTCAGGCTTGTCACCGATGATAAATACTTCGTTATTAAATTCTTTCAAGTTTTTGAGAGACTCGATCGAAAGTTCAAGCTCTCTTGTCCGTGATTTTTTGTAGGAGTAAACGACAGGGTACTTACTCACTATAGTTCATCCAGTCTCTTGCGAAAGTTATCATCAAAATCAACGATAATCTGTTTAGGCAAAATAAACCTCAAGATACGTATTTTAAACCTGTCTAACTTAGATGGTTCTTGTTTTGTTATAGCGTAGTGAATAATCATAAGTCCTCAATCCGTTTAGCTACTCCGTCAACCACGACGAAAGGTAGTTGTAATCCATAGCTATCTGCCTCTGCCTGAAAGTCTTTAGAGAGGTTTGTACGGCGTACTTGATACTTTACCTTGTTATCGAGTGCATACTCATTTAAACGCCTGTGTAGTGGCTTATTCGCACACGCTAAACACTTTGAACTGTAGACAATCATCATGAGTTTTTCTCCAAAAAAATAACCACTCCTACAATAGCGAGCGGTGCAATAAACCATAGTCCGATATACGTTCCTAAAAGAATGATAGGGATTGAAAGCCATACAGAGAGGCACACTGTACAATGTAGTGCCGAGTTGGGAAACTTATTCCTTAGTCGTGCAAAGACGCTCCACGCGCCGTCATATGAGCTTACAAGTGCCGCCAATCCGTAGACTGCTAGAGCTGTGATAATAAAGTTCATTTACTTGCTCCTATGTGTCGGCTTAAATCAGTAACTACCATTTCAACTCCTTCACCTACTCTTAGTTTTAGTGCGCTAATCAACTCAGTCGGTTTGTTTATCTGTTCGGATTCAATCATTGAACGTATCTTTCGTATTCTCGGAAGGTAGTTCCGGTGAGTGTGCCTCAAAAAGAATGTGTGGAAGCTGGTCATGACAAATACTTTTTCATCGGTTAGTGCAAACATCAGAGTCGGTGAGGCTTCGTATATCCATACGCCACTTCCTTCGAGTTTTTGTTTGCACTGGTCAATGTTGCTCACATGTTGCCCCCGTTATGTTTGGATTATAGCATTAACGGGATTAGTTGCAATAGTCTATTTGTTCTTCCGGCGTTTTTTCATCTGTGCTAGAGATTGGTCATATTCGTAGTACAAGGTAAATTGTGAGAGTTTTGACCGTCCTATCTTACTCATAACTATTTACTCCCTCGCTTAGTAACTAGAACAATTCCTAGCACGAACAATCCAAACCCGAGTGTTGCGTAAAACTCTGGTAGGCTAAGTAAAGGTTTGTAATCACCCCAATACGCTAATATCCATAAGTACCAGTAGAACGCGAGCAGTCCTAACGGCACAAGTATAATCCAACCCACAATATTACTTTTACTCATTATACTTTCTCCTTAGTGATTATTGAACGTTGTTGGACGTCGAGGGTGTTTATATCGTTGAGAATCTGCTCACGAACCAGCTCATATTCGCCTTTCTGTGCATTATGACCACGCTCAAAGTATTCAAACCTATCTTCTAGTACAAGTGATGTGATTGCTGCCTTAGCTTCTTGATAGGCTTTGTCCATTTCCCCACTATCTCTTGCGGTATAGGCATGTGCCTTAAACACTGTGAGGGCTTCGGTTAGCCTTTCATCAAATGTAGACTGTGGTGTTTGATCGCTCATAGCTTGTCTCCTTTTTGGCTTCCATCTGGTGTTGAGTCCCGTAGATTCGCTAGGTAGTCGATAATCTCGTTAATCACTTCTTCAATAACCATCGCGTTGTTGTCGTACCTAAAAGGTATATGTAGTTTTTCGGGTAGGTTCACTGCGTCTCCTTTATGTCTTAGGGGTTGTTTCACGACTCAACCTCCACGAAAGTAAGCCCTTTCACTTCGTATGTCCTAGGACTGTCAGGGTCGCTACTCAGAAGTTCGACAGGCTTGAACCACTCGGGGTCGTCGCGGAGCTGACCAGGGAAGATGTGCGTTTCTGCCGCCCACCCTATGTGCCCTCCATTTCCCTTCTGGCAATCACCCTGAACCCATATATTAGTCAAGTATCCACTTGCAATACCACCAATGTCACGCTTGGCGTCGTGTTCCCTATGTTGGAATAATGTACCAGCAGGAAAGCCAGGTATCTCTATTTGTAGTGCGTATAAGTTGTCGTATTGGTACTTGCTCATTACTTATCTCCTTTTAGTGCTTGTAGCTCGGCTTCTAGGTGTCGTTTGCGTCCTGCTAGTGAGCGTGTGATTGCGTTTGCGTTAGGCAAGTCAACTGAGTTTAACCACGCCGCTTCTGACTCTTTGTAACGCGCTTCTAGTGTAGCGGACTCGATAAGTCGTTTGGCTGCATCTATCACTGCAACAAACTGTTTATCGGTAAGCTCCGTCTGTAGCTCTTGTACTTCAATTGAGAACGCGACTAGGCGCTCACTACTAGTATCTGAGGTAGTACTCATGACTGCCCCTTTTTTACCAAAACAAAACACTTGACCACTCTTATTTCTTTCTGTGCGACATCAATCTCGTATGTATCTTCCTCGCCCCAATCTTGCCGCCATCTCGTGTCAACATCGTTCGGGTCAATCGTGAAACCTTCTTGAAGTTGGTATTGTTCTCCATCTATCTCAATCATTTCTTCCCCTCCGTTAGTGTGGTTTGTAGTTCTGCCTTTAAAGCTTCAAGCCTGTCATTCATTATTGCAGCAAACTGCTCGTCATCCGTACCATGCCATGCTTCCATCGTGACTAGTGTGTTCTCGTATGCTGCCTTAACCCTCTCTTCTTCGATAAGGGCGGCAAGTCTTTCGTATACAGACTCTTTGCCTTCCGACGTATAGTTCATGGAATAGCTTTGAATTGTGCCGTGAAGTGGTATTCCTCCTTGTCCCCTAGAACTGGTGGCTGGTGGTGGAAAGACGCGGTCAAGTTTCTCTCGTAGGTCTTTACTTGGTTTCATAGAAGCTCCAATAGGTTATCTTTGATTAGCCGTTTTTCTTCGGGAGTTGAATCAATCATACCTTTAATAGCTCCTTCTTTGTTACGTTGGCGTTCAAAAACATCACTGACTGTGCTCGTTAGCTGTTACTCCATGAACCGTCTATAAAGTGGTATTCCTTACCGCTTGGTGGGTACTCAATCGACTTAAGGTTCTTGAGAGCGGTTGTAACGATTGTCTCCGCATATGCACGTGACTGCTCGGTGAAAAGCTTGAGTAAGCTGTCTATAGTATCTCCATCAATTGAACCGTCGTTTGCTTCTCCCCAAGACAATAAGTCTTCTGCGTGTGCCTCGATAGCCTGCTTTAGCTCTGCTTCTGTCATTAATGGGTTATTCATCCTTGCTCTCCAAACCTACAACATTTACGTTTACAAGTTCTGTGTGACCGCCCTCGTGATTGGTCGTAGTTACTCTCTGTTTGTTAGTCATGATTTGTACCAACTATCTAAGTCTATGTAAATCATCACCCCTGCAAGTGCTGCAAATATAGAGCCAAAGAAAAGTCGCACCCATGACCATAGATTCATGTCACCCCAAGATATGAGTAGTATCATGGCAATACCCCACAGGACAACAAACCATATCAGTTCTTTACTCATTACTGTATCTCCTCTCGCTCTAGGGCTGCAATACGTGACTCAAACACTCCAGTCTTCCTAAATGACACGCTGTTGCGGTTCTTAGCCCACCAAAGGCGTTCGCTGCGGATTCCTGCATCAAAGCCTTTCTGAGTCTCTTGGGCTATTAGAGCAGCCAATTCGTCAATGAATCCGTATAAGTTGTCATCGTTTGTTTCGCCAAGTTCATGTGCGTCGTACTTGCGGATAAGCTTTTTTAGCTCTCGTTCATTAGAGGGAGTAAGACTCATGATTTTGGTAATCCCTCTGGGTACAGCTTACCGCAAGAGCACTTAGGCCATCCTGTTATCGTTGTAGAGTCGTAAACATGCGTGTGCTCATCCATTACTGTTCTCCTTGTTCTATACCGTTAGATTTTAGTTGGTTAAGTTCAGCTACTAGTTCTTCGCGCCGTTCAAATCGGTAGTCTGAGAGTCGTCGTACCTCGTTCATAGGTACAGCATTTAGCTCTTCCAAACGTGCTTGTAGTTCACGAGACTTGACTAGATCTACTATTTCGTTGGTTGCTTCGCCCTTTGTCAAGCTGCCCAGTGAGCTAGCCTCACTGCGGGAAGCTGCGGCAACAATCCTGTACACGGTCTTATCTAGTTCTGTATCTTCCTGTAATCCCATAGTCTACCTCTCTTCTCTAATCGCTTTAGTGATTTGATCAATAGCTTCGTTGAAACCAATATCTTCGTGACCCTTAGTTCCTAGTGACTTACCAAAGTACTCCGTAAGGTTTCGCTTCTCTGGTAATACGGATTCAAAGGCTTTGAGGACTGCTTCGATGGCATCTGGGTAGTTGCCTAGTGGTTCACCCAACAGTTCGTTGCCGTGCCACTCTTCGTAAAGAATAACACCCTCTAGCTGCTCTCGTAGTGTCTTAGGGTTATGTGAGGTCATTCAACCACTCCTTCTTCAACTTTTTAGTTTCCTTTGTAAGCGGTTCTGCCCTTTCGATGACATCATGGTACACACCTGACTCGACGGCACTGAGCCACTGTTCACACCCCTGCACGAGATAGTCCCAGTACTCCCTATGATTACCAACGTCTATCATGTGGTCGTTGTTCCGCTCCTTTTCTATTAGAGTAAGTAGTGTGTCGAAGAAACGGCGTGGCTTGTTTTGTAACTCGTCAACATCGCCTAGTAAGATTTGCCAAGGGTCTTTATTAGAACGCTCCCCGAGTCCATAAGTTGAACCAAGGGTATAAAATTCACCTGTCCGTGAGTACGTAGTTCGCTCACCTTCTTTTGAGTGTACGGTTACTACGCTCATCCCTTAATCTCCTTAGTTATAGCGTTAAATATCAGTGTAATAGGTAGCATCACTACTATATAAAGTACAATTACGATTACTACTTCTGCTTTGTAGGTTATTTTCATAGCTTCACTCCTGCTTCGTGCAACTCTAAGGTAAGCTTGAGTAGTGCCAACAAGGGTGTTTTTTCTCTGATATAGCTTACTTCATCTATTTGGTGGTATGAGAAAGCTCGCCATCCATAAACTTTAGAAATGTTTCCTTGCCCATAACTCAACTCGACTTCGTATTCTTTTAACTTATCTAGTAGGAAGTCACTCGTATACCTAGGACAAACAGCCTGACTGTACTTATCACTCTTAGTCACCACGTTCTCGCGCATCCAGTTGTTGAACCCACCATTCTTGTTTGGATTCCACTTAGTAAGGTCGTATACCTTTTTCGATAACTCTAGCAATTCCTCGTCCATCACTTCTTCCTTTCAAACAACGCTAATAGTAATTCCCCTGTAGTATCAATCCAAAAGTCTAGTAGTTTACTTAGGTAGTTCATTGTTGCCTCCTACTGCTCGTAAGTGCATCTCAGTCTCTACTCGGTCTTGCATGTAAAAGAGTAGCTCTCCACTTGCCTTCTTAACCTGAGCGTCAAAGAGTGCCATTTGTGCGCGAAGTGACTTGAGGGTTTTGTCTTGAATGGTAATCACGATTTCGCCAGTAGTTCTGGGTTTTCCCATACGTTGCCGATAATTTCTACTGATTCTTTTTTAACAAAGTCAGAACAATCTGAGTCGTAACCACTGAATGGTAGATAGCCCACAGTGAAATCATCCCACCGTACTTCTTCTTTGTATACTGTTTCATAACCATACACAAAAGTAATGACATCCCCCTCGTATATCTCCTTACCATTCTTGTCGAGGAGTCCTGTGAACTGCATGACAGCACCAGAACTGAACCACCAATCAAAGTCTAGACCGTCCTCGGCTGCTCTGTCTACGAGTTCTTTAAGTGTTACTGACCTTGAAACCAGACCATTTTTATTTAAAGCTCTAAACTTTAGTTCCCTACTCATAACTGCTCACCTCCTATAACTGTTACCTTAAATGCTTTCAGGACTCCATTTCTCATTTTCCAGATGACTTGGTGATTGCCTCGCAACAAAAGGGTGTCACCCTCCTTCTTAACAAGTTCGTGTACTTCTACGGGTATAGTTACCTTCATAGCAGCGCCTCCACTAACAGGGCAGCTCCAAGGTTGACGAGAAAGTAGATTCCAGCGAACACACCAATAAGAATTAGCTCTGCCGCTTTCATTTGTCGTCCTTACCGAACAACGCGATCATAAGTCGTTCTGTTTCAAGTGTCCACCAAGCCCATAGTTTCTTTAAATAGTTCATGAATGAATCCTTCTGACCTCAAATAGGTCTTTATATTCGGGGTGCTTGTCGATTAAGATACGAACGTACCGGCTGCGGTAGCTATTATTTAGTTTATACGTGTCACCCGTCGTCGCCATGTGTGAGTTCCAGCGTAGTACCTCAAATATCATACCAATGCCAATCTTTTTACGACCGCGTGTAAAGGCTTGTGAGGCTAGTTCCTCAAGCTTGGCGAATACTTGTGGGTTCTGTTCGTGAAACGCCCAAAAGCGAGCGTCTAGTGAGCTTAGTTCAGTATTCATATACTACCTATCCGCCGCGTGGTTAGAGTTACCGTCTGCACCTGACCAGTCGAGGAGTTCAAGAATTTCTTCGACTGATTCTACTTGTTCGTCGTCACCGCGACCATATTCCATGCCCCATAATAGGTTGTTAGGGTCACCGTTGATTGTGTGGTACGCCCTACGCATGTGTGTAACCTGAATCTTGGTGTGGTTTCCTGCAAGCAGCATGTCGCGCTGTGCCTTTTCAAGCACTCCTATGGTACTTCCGAAGTACTTTGGTTTGTTGATTACGTCTATGGTTGTCATTGCAGTACTCCTACTTAGCACCTTCATCTTCGCTTAGTATGTCGAGTACTTTTACAGGTTCACTGTCAAATACAGTTGCTCGTGCTTGAACCAATAGGTCACTAAGTTCAATCCAACTTAGGTTTGCGTGTTCTACTATCTCTTTATTAACTGTTACCTTGAGTGTATATAGTTTCATGATTCCGCCTTTCTTTAGCTTACCTTGAGTATATCACAAGCTAGATAGCATTGCAATAGTCTACACAAAAAAGCTCCGATCGTGCCGGAGCTTTTGTTAGATGTAACCCAACTTCTTACAGGTATTATACCAACCAGACGTTTTGCAGAATGAACCCTGCGCTTTATACATCTCGTAAGCATATTGTACGTTATTCTCGGCAACTTTCAACCATTCTTCGGGTGGGCGCGTGTTACGCATTTCACCAATCAGATTGATTTGAAAGCAGCCAACTGAGTAGTCACCTGTGTTTGGGTTATCGTTCACAACCGTCGGTATGTTCTGACTTTCAACCGTCATAATCTCCGTGGCTTGTTCGACATTCCAGTCGTACTTACCTATTTGACTTTGACAGTCATTTAAATGTGTCTGTGGCTGTATATCGTCCTCGCTGGTACGCTCTACAGCCGCGGTTGGTTCACTTATTGCCTCGGGGACTTTAACCGCCTCAGAGGGCTTTAAAAGCGGCTCTACTCTTTTACTGATACTTCGATTGAGTTAACAACTCGGCTTGCTGCGTTCGCCGTAACCTCAAGGCTAAGGAAGTATCCGCCGATAAGCCCGACAACTAATGCCAATGCTACGAGGATTCCTGTTGTCTTGATTTGGTTCTTTCGCTTTTCCTTAGCGAGAAGTTCCTCGATAGGTTGTGTCTGTTCTTTTACCTTTGTCATGATGCCCTATTCTTTCTATTAAGCGTATGGTGCTAGTAGTAAGTCAGAAAGAGCTTGGTTCATAGCTATGTTCTTCCACTTGTTTATGCTCGCAGGTTTACGATGTGCAAGGTTTCAGTTACTACCAGCACTACTACGCTTAATTGTTTCGCTTAGTGGCTTTCGAGAGGGTGGTGAGAACCGTTGAAGCCGTTACCGGCACAAGCGCGCTAAGTGCTTGATATTCTTTGTGTTCCCTCTAGGAAGCCACTAACCTTTTTATTTGTTTGTTGTGAACCTGAGCGGTTGGATGCCGTTGGCTATCGCTACTTGAGTGCCGCTCGTTGTTCGTTTCGCCTTTCTAGGCTGTCTCTATACTATCAGGCTTGTGCTATTAAGTCAATAGTCATTTGCTTGTACTTTGCAGCTATCTCTATAAAATCGTGGATTTTGTACTGTTTATCTTTTCCCTTTAGCCTTAAAAGCTCCTCAGTATGCTCTAATCCATATCGTTTTATAAGCGCGATTGCGTAGTTTCCATAGTCACCACTTAGACCGAACTTTCCTTGTTTATTACAATAGTCGCACTGACCATTTGTGATTTCCTCGTGGAACAGAACGGCGTTTCCTCGACCGCCTACCGCGTGACCGGCTTGTATATGTCTGAACTCTTTAGGCTTTGTATGGCCTCTAACTGCACACGTAATGCAGACACAAAAATCGGTCGTTCCCGTTGTCGCCAGACTATCCCTGATGCGAATATACATGCTAAAAGCTGCCCAAGCCTTATCTTTGGCAATTGCTCGCGGTGTTTTTTTCTTGCGAGATTTTGGTTTGATTCCTCTTTCAGCCCTAGCGGATTCTAAGTTGTTTATAACAGATCGCCTTAGAAGTGCCTTCGGTTTGTGATACATCGCCGTATGAAAAATAGAGCCGCACACTTCGCCCGACTCTAGTTTAAATTTACAGGTTTGCTGCTTCACTTTCAAATATCCTTTCAAACACCGCTTGAATTACATTTGTTGTCACAGCGTTACCAGCCATTTTGTACCTTTGTGAGTCGCTTACAAACTTTTCTCCGTCCAGTAATCGGGGAATCCTTGCAGTCTCTCGCACTCTAGCGGTGTCAGGCGACGAACTTTCAGCAAGTCTATCTCTATCAAGTGCCACATAAGGTTGCCTTCCTCCTCCTTGCATTGTGCTAAGTGCTGGGCTAATTCCGTCTGGTGAGTAGACGCGATCTGTTGAATGAATTGGATTGTTGAGACGCTCAATCCCTTGTGCATCGAGTTTACGTTCAACGACATAAGTTCCATTTGCTTGTCCGGGGTAGTAGCGAGTGGTAAGGGTGTTAGCCGGTTGTCCCGATAGCTCATCAGTCGGAGCGTAATTTGTTTCGAGAGGAAATATTTGGGGTCGGGGTGTTCCTCTAAGATGTCCGACAATGATGATGCGCTCCCTGTTTTGGGGTACGCCGTGATTTTTGCTGTTAACAACTTGCCATTGTGCGTCGTACCCCAACTCATCAATCGTGGCGATAATTGTTGTAAAAGTGTTTCCGTTGTTGTGGCTGAGAAGCCCTTTAACATTTTCAAAGACGAATAGTCTAGGTCGTTTTGCTCGCAGTATTCTCGCAAGGTCAAAGAATAACGTTCCTCTGGTATCTTCAAACCCTTTTCGTTTTCCAGCGATCGAAAAAGCTTGGCATGGGAATCCGCCGACAATACAATCGAAGTCGGGTAGTTCTTCGGCATTGATTTTTGTAATGTCTCCATAGTTTCTTCCTCCAAACTGTTTTTGATAGACTGCGCTTGCGTATTTGTCGATTTCGGAATAACCAACAAAAAGTGGGGGCTTGTATCGAGACAAAACATCATCTCTTCCTTTAAGAGCAACCCCGTCCCGCCCTTGCCTGTCTTGCTTGACCTCGGAAAGTGATTTACTGCGATATGCATTCTCGATTCCAACTTCAAACCCTCCAATTCCACTAAATGTACTAAATATTTTCACGAGCTTCCCGTTTCTTTTGCTCCCGTAGTCGTGCTGCAGCTTTCTTAGCGTCTGTACGTCTGCTTCCACCTTTAGCACCTACGATTTTAGCGGCATCTTTGCCGAACTTTTCTATTAGTTTCTGTCGAGACTTTGCTGCTCCAATTTTTGTGCCGGGCATGTTATATATCTTCCTGCTGGGTTAAATCTTCAAAGTACAAGGGTCTGATAATCAGTATGTCTCCGTATTCGTCCTCAAGTTGCTGTAGTCCAGTGGCAAGTACATATCGAGATACCTCTTCGCCATTCTGTTGGTTTACAAATCGAACTTTGTATAGATTCTTGCTCACTATTTCTGTTCTCCTTATACTACTTAGTGATTACGTTTGTTAGTTAAATATCTTTTCTAGTAAAGTTTCTGGCTTGAACATGGCCTGAGAATACTTAGTGTGTATACCACCTCCTGTGTTCTCTTGAAATGAACTTACGCCACCTATCGGCTTGTAGCCCTCATCAATTAGCTCTTTAACTCTTTTTTCAAGCTCATATGTAGAGCCGTTGTTCGGGTAACCACCCACTTGAACTACTTTATATATCATCTTTTACTCCTTTGTTTCTGTATTAGATAGAGGGGTCATGACTTAAGGTACTTCTTAATAGTTTTTGCCTGCTTCTCCAGCTCATCTATAAAGTCTTTGGCTACACTCATTTCACTAATTTCAATATCTGTATATACGTTTTGTCCATTAATAGTTATGACGACATACTGCTCCGCAGAGACTAGCCTAGAAATTGTTTTCGTCTTTTTACTCATTCCTTATCATCCAATCCGTTATTAGCAGATACAGCGGTAAGCTTAGTGCCGTTTGTATACTGGTATTTTTTACCTATTTCTAGAAGCATTATTTCTTGAGAACCGTCGGGGAAGGTTACTAAGTAGTACGCTTCAACCTGTATAGTAAACTTTTGTTTGCTCATAGTTTATCCAACCCATCAGTTAACCCCGTTAGCAACAACCTCTTTACTTGTCTGTAGTTGAACTGTTCATCGAGTAAGTGATGATATTTCTCGTTTGCATTGATGTTTTCTCCGTTTACCCTGTGGTATACCATGCGACTAGGCCATATGTCTATGATGTGCGTTGCACCATATACCCTAACTTGATACTCGTCTGGGTCTTTGAACTCCCACTCCAAACCAAGTTCATCGCATAGTTTGGCGAGCTTTGGTAGGTTTTGCGCGTACCAAGATGGTTTCTTTCTACCCATTATGATTCTCCCAACTCATAAGCTCTCCAACCTCCTCAATGTTAAAGTTCGGCTCGCGCCACTTCGCTTCATCCAACACCTTAAATGCTTTACTGAACTTCTCAGCTCCGCTTTCTAAGAATGAACTGTCACAGTGGAATAATTTAATGCGGTGCGGTGCTTCGCTCTCGACGATACAGAAGTACACGTTAGTCGCGTCCTTTAGAAAGTCGTACACGGCTGCCTGTAGGTCGTAGTGCATGTAAAGTGCCTTTTTAGCGAATGAGTCGAACACAAGGCTTGAAACAAACTTCCAGTCGATAACATTTGTGGCTTCGTTGTCGCTTGATACTACGTCGAGGATTCCTTTGACGTTGTAGCCATTCACTTGCTTTTCTACGATCAATTCAGTCGCACAAGGAACTTCTAGGAATGGTTTGACTTTTGGATGTTCAACGAGTCGGTCGATAATCTTGTTCAGGTCGTCAATCTTTTCCTTTGTCACAATCGCAGTATCGTCTGGTTGTGAGTCACGCCATGCCTTTGCTTTGTTAGTGCGGAAAGAGTCGAACGGGCTAATCGCAATTTTCGCTTTTTCACCGCCGAGATGCTCTGAGATTAGTGCATGCAATAACCTACCGTCGCTCATTGCCTGTGTGTCTGTATTGAATAGCCCGAGCTTTTCACCTACGGCGTAGTCATAGCCTTTTTCGTATACCTTCGTAAGGAAACTAGGGGATAGGTTAATTGCTTTCATTGTCTTTTATCGCTTTCTTAACTGCACTTATAAAGTATTCTATTTTATCTGCATACCAATCTTCAAAGTCTTGCTCAATATTCTTCTTTTCATGAAGTATAAACAGTGTTGCTCGCAATCTTTGGCTAGGAGTCTTTTGGTTCACTTGGTGTCTCCGCCTGATTCAACGTGTTGGCAATTTTGCTTCGTGAAGCATCAACTACTTCGGCTTCTTCGATAAAGTTATCGTCGTTACGTGCAAGGTTACGACCGAACAAGTTACCAAACGACTTAGCGGCGTTCTTGATAGCCTCTGTTTTTGCACGAGGTATGGCAAGTACTCCTGCACTAGGCATTAGTTTTGTAAAGTCAGTAGGACTCTCTCCTTTTGAGGTTTGGAACTCAGCAAAGCCGATTCCGTCTGCTACTAGGTACTTGTCTGATTGCGGAATCTTTGCCTTCAAACGAACGACAACATAGAATCCATTAACTACTGAACCTTCTCGCAGGATTTCTGGTGTCCAGCCGTCAAATAAGCCGTCTAGGAGACGTTCCACTGCTGTAATGGGTAGGTAGTCGAATTTACCAAAATCGTGGTGTCTGACAATTTTAGCTGGTGGCTGCATACTAAGAACAGATTTGTATGTAAGCTCTGTCAGCTTTTTCTTTTGAATCGTCTTGTTTACGACCGCAAGTTCTTGGGTTGTTAGTTGTTCTGTCATTTGTTGCCTTTCTTTTAGCTTGTTTCTATTGTAGCACTATCTAGCTTGTGATGCAAGGGTGTCGTGTGTTATACTACAAAAGGTCACTCGCCTTTCTTAACTAGTGACCAAGCAGCGTACTACTCACCCGGTACGCTGTTTCTTTTGTACTTGTATTTAATCCTGCAAGTGGTATTATCAAAGCATATACACTTTGTGTATCGCACCTCGTACGGAATATAGCAAACATCACTAGGTTACACTACCTAGTCCTTGTAACCGTTCAATTAAGTTCGGTTACGGCTCTCACGAGCAGGGTGGCAATAAACTACCTGAACTCAAATAGCCCCAAGTATGGATGGGGCTATTTTATTTGGTGATCGTGTGCTAATATGAATATAACTATTTGACCTTCTTGCGAAAGTTGAATAGGGCGGTATAAATAGAAAAACCCGACTCTTTACGAATCGGGCTGACCTTCTTGCTGTCTTTAGTATAGCACAGGTGTATATTTATGCAACACTCGTGGGGAGCTGTTGACCATTAAGGTGCAGATGCGAGTATAAAGAAATGATGCGACCTATGGCTCAACGTTTTAGGCTATCGTAAAGCTCGCATTGTACTGATGAGTAGAATGGAATATTATTTAGATACCTTAACAAATAGTTTGTTCAAACGTTATAGATAGTGATGAGGGCGCAGTAGTTCAATATTGCTTGAGAACAGTTCGTTAGTGCTATAGGATGCATCACCGAACAGGTTGCAGTTCAAGTCTGCCTGTCCTACGCTCTCTTTTCTGTCTATAACGATTGAAGGTATCTGTGAGTGCGTCATTGACGTGTGGCAGAGAATCATGCCCTAGGCCGCTTCTAGGTGATACGGTAGTTTAGTGTCTACCCACGAAAAGTATGGCGTACTCTTACATACCTTTAATTCACAATCATTGTTGTTCTCTCTGTTGTTAAATCACAAGAAAATGCAAGAAGTTGTTATCCGAACTTACTCAGGGATTGCTTGATTGACATAACTCCCCCACTATTTACAGCAGGGAAAAGGGGTTGTTTAAACATGTCTAAAAATAGGAGTATACTGTAGCCAGAGTCCCACTCTAGGAAGGAGAACACCCCATTCGCCGTTGAAAGGAGTGTGAGATTATCTCGCTGCTATGGCGTATATAGCGCCTCCCCTTAGAACACTTCCCCGTTCCGAGGTGAGAAGGGTCGTGGGCTGCCGACTTAAACTTGCAGCCTATTTAACTTGTGGTATAATACAACCAGTTACGAAGCTGTATAGTTCCTTTACAATATAGGTTACAGACAAAGATGAGCGGTGGCGGAATAGGTAGACGCTAGCTGTATTTAGATGACCAGTGCGACAGCGGCGAGTCTGGCATCATGCAAGGTGATTGAAACAGGTTTGGCTACGGCTGCTGTCAAATCCTTGCCCGCTCTTCCTTGTCTGTAACACATTAAGCGTGAGTGCTAGTAGTAATTTAGCAGTGAGCAATTCTGGTAAAAATCCAGTAGAAAGAGTTTGATAATCGGGTATGAAACCCAGGCACCGAGAAGGCACGGGTAGAGATCTAAAAAGTCCCCCTATTAGCCCGTTTTGCTACTAGCATCCACGCTTAATCACTCTATGTATATAGGGTACTGGTAGTGATACTTTCGGGCTTCGATGGAGCTGGTGCGTAAACACCTTCGCTACTAGTACCTTGTATATATAGAGATTGAAGACAGATGTGAGGGATAAATTGCAGGTGAAAGTCGACATGTACTACTGCGCTGACGCACCCAACGATAGGACGTAAATAGGGTAGTACCGTAAATACCTATCGCCCTCTCCCCTGTTTTGAATACTATGCTACAATCCAAGTGTGACGGTGTTTAAGATAATGCATCGGCACACTACCCAAAATAATCCCCAACCAACCGGAAGGGGATTATTTTTATGTGTAGGTAGTCTACTTGTTTTTCTTGGCGTAATTCACGGCTGAAACACCCACCAGAAGCCCTAGGAGCGCGTTTAGAGCCGCGATAGTAATCGATACGGGTTCAACATAGTTAAGCCCCCACGCGTTCGCTACAGTGACCCAAAAGGCGTTAACTGCTGGTAGTACTGTGATTGCTACCCACTTGAGGATGTCATACAATTTATTCTTCATTTTATCTCTCCTTAATTTACGTGCTTTCTTTAAAAACTTTGTGACCCACGCCTTATCTCTTCAACTTATTTCAACCATAGGTTACTTCTGGTTAAATAGAACCCTAATTGCCTCAGGTAGGTGACGGAGTGACGGTGAGCCAGTAGCTTTGGTGTCTTCGACAATCTTTTTGTACTCGTCGGAGTTTACGATGTCTTTTGCAACTTGGTCGGCGGTGTACTTTCCTACCAAAGCATCCAACTCATGTTGCTTGATTTTGCGTTTTAGATAGAACCTGTACAGAATCTCTGCTATTGGTCTAGTTAACATGTTTTCTTCCTTCCATTCAACTATTCTTAGTTTTCCTATGTACTCAGTCCAACCAAGATACGTACAACCCTTATTGTGCTTTGCGTAATCCGAAACCATGGCATCAAGATTAGGGTATTCATATCCATGTTCATTGTAACCTGACTTTGCTGATGTTACCACTTTCCCGTTCGGACGGATAACGGCCGTGTGCCCTGCTTTGGTAGAACCGAGAGAGAAGTACAAAGCTACCGATAACCCCGCTGGTGGTAACTCGTTAGGATGATTACCTTTGTTGTCGTTCCATGCAGCCGTCGCAGTGGGGTATACTCCATACGTTATAGGATTATCGGGTGTTGGTAGCGTGGCTTTCCCAACCGTACCCTCTACATAACCCTCACAAAGCCCACCCACGTAAGGTATATCAGTCTTTGGTACTACTAGTTGATTCCACATTATTTACTTACCTCCGGTAGTTTACGTTGATACACATAGATTAGGGCTGTCATGACCGAGCTGACGAAGTAGGTAACTCCACCCAAAACTACTATCAAGTCTTGAAGTTCAGGCATTTCGATTGCAGCAACACCACTCCATCGAAGTCCAAAGTAGACGGCGACTGGTACACCGGATAGGGTGTTGATTGTAACGAGCGAGGCGATGATGACACGGAGTCGGTTAAATCCATCGTCTCTGTTCCAGTAGTAACCAAGCTCAACGACTTGTTTTAGTACTGTCCACGAATAGATTAGTACTCCAGCTATCACTAATGCTAGCCGTGAAAATATGGCTACATCAGAGTTAGCTAGAAAGTTAATAACTTGCCAGAACATGTCCATCACTTCATTCTCCTTACGCCGCCCGTAGCAATGAATATCTTGAGCGTAACGCTATCGTTATCTTCCTCCAATAGGGCATTAAGTTTTTTCGTATTATCGGCAGAGTCTTTAGCAGCTTTGAGTAGTTCTCTATTCAACTTATTAGCAAGAATCTCCCGCTCGTCGAGTTTCTCGGGCTTTTGTTCACGTTTAAAACGTCCGAAGAAACCCATACTATTGACTCCGCTTGCCACTAAGTAAGACATCGTAAATCCTTTGGCTTAGTTCAGCCTGTTTTGATAGTGGCTCTTTCAGCCCGTCGTTAACCTGTGTTGCGTTATCGGCTAGCTTAGTGAGAAGTGACTCGATCTTTTCGTCTTTTTTGGTGTTGCGCCGTTCCTGATAGATAATGACCGCGAAAGCAATCAATGTTACAGCACCGAGTAAACCATATCTAAGAAACTCGCCTTCTACGGAGCTATTCACAATAGTTTCAGAGAAGTACTCAAGGAAGTTCATCGCAGTATTTCCGCCTCACTTACTGTAGGGAGAACTCTATAGAATGTATCTCCAGCTACACGCCAGACTGTATTACCTTCGGAGTCCTTGCCTAGTTCTATAGGTCTAGATGTTTCTTTTTCAATAATAGTGACGGTTGAGACAGAATCCTCACCTTTTTTCCCTTCATCACCCTTTAGACTATCGAGGTATTCTTGCTGAGTACCAGTAAAACCGCCCTCAACAGCTAGGTCGTAGTTGCTTTTGGCGACTTGTTCAATGGTTGTGTAAACATTTTGAAGAACCTCTCTTTGTGGTTTCGAGTCGATGTATTGAATCGCGTTCTGTACCTTTGAGTACTGTACACTTCCGAGTAACGCGAGTCCAATGATTAAAGCTAAGAGAACCAGCGCGACCCAAAACAGTTTCTTGCCGAACATGTTGTGGTCGTCTGGTAAGCTCATGTTAGTTCCAAGCTTCGAGCATTACTTGATAGCCGGAGTGAGGCACAACGATATTGAGCCTTACACCGTTAGATACGAACGAATCAAAGTTGACACCAAGAACTTCGGTGAGAGTTCCGCTTACGCGCTCGTAGAGGCTTACAACCCTACCCTGAGTCGCCGCACCTTGGGTACTCTTACCGCCCGTAGTGTCTTGGATAATAGAGTTAAACACAGCTGTATTCGCTGCATCTGCTGCGCCTATCGACATATGTGCGTATACCTCACCACCCTTAGATGATACGGTGAGACGACATGCTATTGGTTGAAATCCTAATACAACAGTAGTTAAACCAGTTGGACTCCCGAGTGTTACTGTACCGATTACGTGACTCATGTTATTTACTCCTGCTTGGTGTTAGTTGTGACGCTGGCGTAGATACTTCCCTGATGACCGACCCATAAACCCAAACTGCCGTGACTATAGAGGCAAGCAACCACAAGTGTATGATTGTGAGGTGACCTGACCTTAGTGCTCGTTGTTTTATGGATGACCAGTTCATATCTATCCTTCTATTTGCAATAGCGTATCGCCTGCATAGTAGAAGTGCTCGACACCATCAATTACTTCGACTTGTTTTTCACGTTGTTCTGTATTTTCCATGATTCCTCCTAATCTTTAGCTACTACGTGTCCAGAGAAGTAAACGTTCCCGACTCCGGTTGACGTTGATGCTGTACCAGATGTTGTGATAATGAACTCAACGTAGTCCCCTGCTACAAGTGGAATGTCAACGGCCACAGTACCACGAACAAATGTATTTTCAACGGCCGTTCCAACGTAGGAGGTCGTCCCGTTTACGCGTGCGATAAATGTTGCGCGAATCGAACCTGCGTTTCCAAAACCACCAGCCATTGCGATGTTATACACTCCACCTTTTCCGGCTGGAACTGTGAACCTGCTCGTACCAGTATTAAAGGCGCTACCAACATTGTAAAGTGTTGTTTGAAGTGCAACAACAGCAGTTGTCGTATTGATCGCTTGCGCTGCCCCTGACTTATAAGCAAAGAATCGGGGAAACGATGAGTAATCCATCTTGTCTAGTGTTACAACATCATCGTTGAGTCCTGTTCCGGCCGCAAGTGCTACATCATTAGCGTGGCGTTCATTCATATCCTGTGCGGTGGCAATATCAAATGGCAACACTACCTTAGTTGGGTACGGCAAACTCATGCTACACTCTCCTTAAACTCTAGTTCTGTATATTCAAAGTTGTTTGATGAAGCAATAACTAGAGCATCTGCGACGACTTGTGCAGTAACTTTAGAGATAGACTTATCAAAGAATTCCTCAATGACCTTTTCGTCTGACGAATCACTGTACATGAATAGTGAAAAGTCTAGTTTACTTTTCTTATAGTTTTTGGCGTAGGCATACACAGGTTTGTCAGTGCTCGCAACACCAAGTTCTCTACCAACTGAATATGTACGGTTCGATGTGTATTTTTTGGAATATAAGCCATCAGTTGGGATTTTAGCCCAAACGCATAACCTATTTAAGATTGGTTGTTTCTTCATATTACTATTATAGCCTCCTTGAGATATTAGTTACTTGTATCTGTGGACTCTTGGAACACATGAATACGTATGTTGAGTGGCGCAGCGGGCGTTGAGTAAGCACCATTAACAACAGTTCTGTCGTAGAAGTTCACGTTTGTTGTATCAACGTCAAATCCAATGACCCGTGAAACGAATGCACCACTTACAACCTGTTGGTCAATAGATGGTAATGCAACAGATGTCAAACCTCCACCACCAGTGGCGAGAATAAAGCAGAAAATGATTGGGTTCGTTGTCGCCCCGTGAGCAATAGAAGCTGAAGGTGGTATCGCTACATTGAATTGCCCCCAACCTGAAACGTTTGAAATGTTATACGTCGGAAGCGTTACTGTAAGACTATCTACGAACTTAAGCACGTTTTGATTACTGTTAAAGATATAGTTTTCTAAGTCTGCCTCAGTAAGGACGTCAAACCCTTCTTTAGTAACAAATAACCCCTCAGTACCCAGCGCGGGGCTTCTCCCGAGTAGTGTTCGGCGATTTGCGATTATGCGCCCTAGTCCCTCTTCAATCTCAATCGAACCATCTAGACTATTCGTTAGTCCTTGTCCCGGTGTAGATATTGTTTCAATTAAATCCATAGTAAATCCTTTCTAGGGAGCGTAAACATCCGGGCCATTGTATTCGCTAACGTCGTACTGAAACCATGTACGGGGGTTATAGCCTCTAGCTTTAATAATTTGTGTATACTTTGAGTCTTGTAGCTTATTGCTCGTACCGATAAGACGATACTGACCCGAGTAACTGTCGTAATCGACAGTATTTATATCCGATAGTTGAATTGCTGGGTTACCCTTTACCTCCATCTCGATAATATCGGCGTACTCTGCATACTCATCTAAAATGGTTATGGCAAGGGATCGTGCCGTATCTATGTCTTGAATAAAGTTATTGCTAATCTCGAGGGGTTTATCCTCGTATTTATCAATTGAATCTTGGTCTTTATTCTCGTAAATGATTGGCTCAACAGATATTCTTTTAGCTGGTTGCGCCCATATGCTCATCTGGTTAATGTTCACGTCGAACCCATTTGTGTTTTCTATGGTCATCTCGTACGTGTTGGTCTTTAACTCCACCGATGTAATAGAGACACCCGATGTTACATCTGTCCCATCATAAGTTGCAGCAGTGAACCACGAAACGTCGGCATTTGAACCATACACAGGCTCTTCAACAGTCAGTACCGGGTCTTGTAGTTCAGCAACAAACACGGCAGACTCACCCGCGGGTATAACGTTTAGAGTATTGTCACTAGTCTTTTTTGAGTAGACCGTCTGAAAGTCCTGAACTTCCCTAACGTCAGTGTTGATAATAACGTGGTTAATGATTTGGTCGTCACTTGAAACAGATAGAGTAATGATACTATCACTATCAAATGTATAGCTTGAAGTAGTCGGCTGTTCAAGTCGTGGACGGAACTTAATTATCCCCTCTTCACTTAGCCAGAGTAGTCCACCCTCTGCTTGCATAAGTGGACGGATTACATCACCCGCTGTTTGCTGGTCTTTCTCAAAGAAAAGGAACTTTACAACGTTTCTTCCGTGCCCTAGGTCATATTGGTCTGGCGTAAGTCCAAATTGGGCAAATATATTAGCAAGGATTTCGTCAGTTCTCACATTTTGCATAGCCTCGGTGTTACGTATAGGCATTGAGTAGATTTGTGTAAGGAAGTCCATCGCCGTAAAAGTTGCTGTTCCTTCTTCGTGTGCGATATCTGGCATACCCTGAGTAAGTCCAACGAACTGCGGCAAAAGAGCGGTAGAGAAGCCCTGTAGAAGTCTCACAGGACGTTTAGGGATTATGTAGTCGCTGAGTGGTGAACCAGAGTTGGGTGTAAAATAGTCGTCATAGTTATTTAGTGAGAAATCCGCAATTGCACTAACAACCGAGTATGGAAATTCTAGTTCCCGTTGTACAGATTGGTAAATAATACGCTCAGAGTAGTCCGTGTATTCATATTTGTCCCAAGATTGAAGCGGATTATCGCCTGTAGGAGCATAAACATCGGCACCATTGTATTCGGAAACGTTATAAGTGAAGAAAATGATGTCGTCGTCGTAGTCTTTTGTAAATGAAATCAACGCCCCCCATGATAGTGGGCGTATGTCACCGTCTGCGAGTGCGTTAAACCACGTAGGTACTAACTGCATTTACGACCCCAGCTGACGCGTCTCTCTAAATGATACCGATACATCGTTGACAGTTCCGCAGTCGTCGATGATATTCTGCTGAAACAGAGTGTAGTCGACCACCATATCTACAATATCCGTGCCTTCGATTGTAAGTAACGGGTACGTCCACTCTGACTTCATTCGCTCGTAGATTTCATCCATTAAGTTGTATTCATCTTCGGTCGTATAAGCCCATGTGTGAGCGTAACCAATTTTGGTTGCAATGTAATCTCTGTAAACATTACCACTTAACGGCTCAACAGTGGTCATTTTCTCGTTTTTTACACGTGTCAGAGGTACTTCAAGCGGTGGAAGCTCGTGCGTTCCGGCTGAGTCAGTGAGAAAAATTCTATATGGCATAATTAAACCCCTATTGGTTGACCGCCCTTAGCGGCTATTGCTTCGTTTATGTATTTAGCTATCTTCACAGATACAGCTCGCATCTCGCTTGGACTTGATGTCATCACTCCGTTCATTGAGAGGTTTACTGTGACATTCTGACCACCAGTTGCTCCAGCCTTAGGGAGTCCCGTCGCTTGGTTTACCTGTTCCTTCGGCAAAACATATTCACCCTTATGAACAATACCAGCCTCTTCATTCATAGCACCGCGACCCGTGAAACCACCAGTGGCAAACTCTGGAACGACATATTTCTTGCCGTTGATATTCTGTACGTTATACTTTGTAGCCCTGTCGAAGTAAATACCCTCAGCACCAAACGCCTTGTTAAACGCCGCAGCGGAGTTCTTACCAGCTTCAGCACCAGCAGACGTAAGTGTTCCGACAATATCCCTTTTCTGTTGCTCAAGTGAGGCAAGTTGAGCATCACGACTATAACGGAGATTCTCAATTTCGTCACGCAGTATTACTCCACGTACCGACAAGACATCCTCGCGGTGTTTGTTGAGTAAAGCAAGTTCTTGGTTAAGCTTGTTCTGGTTCTCTTGACGACGCTTCTCGTACTCTTCAAATGCCGAACGCGTCTCTGCATCAAATTCATTTGCGCGTAGTTGGGTAGACTTTTTGTACTCGGCGTTTTCCTGAGCAAGGGAGAACTTTAAGTCAGTGACTTGCTTCTTGTTTGCGGTAGTATTGTACTTACTAAGGAAGTCAATTTGGTTCTGCAACTGCTTGGTCTTTTCAGAGTGACTAAGTTCCTCCTCGTTTTGTGACTTTTCAAAGCTTGTGAGACGTTCCCTGTAGGCACTATCATAAGCACGCTCTTCCTCAGATAGCGTGTCGGTGAGTGTTGCAATGTTTTCGTTCTTTTCAGCTACCAGCTGGGCAAGCGAGTAACGGTAGTCCTCGCGAGCTTCTTCCATTTGGTCGTTAATCTTCGCAATCTGTTTTGCTGTATCAGCTGCACCCTTAGCTGCATCACTAAATCCACCCGCTGCCTCTTCCACATTCTCACCGAACTTAGATGATAGTTCTTCGGTTGTCTCGAGTCCATCAATGAGGTTAGCAACCGCTATTCCAGCGCCAACTGCTGCTAGTCCTCCTAGTAATGCCGTAATACCGCCGCTCGCGAAGGCACTCGCAACCCCAACCGCCAACAGAGCCGTACGTATAGTTCTAAACGCCGTGATTGCAAGAGGTACAACGGTCAAGAACCCAACAAAAGCAGTAGCTCCAGCACCAAAAGCGATGGCTGTTTTCTGTCCTTCGTCGTTCATCCCACCCAATGCACCAATAAACCCACCTTGAATTTGGTTGGTAACGCGTCCAATGGTGGTCTGAATCTCTAGCAAAGTGGCATTTAGACGGGCTTGTTTACCCGCATTTGTCTCCGCAAGTACACCAGCATCGCCTTCAACTAGGTTATTTAGACGCTGTTGACCAAGAATTTTAGCCTGAATACGCTCCTTATCGGTAAGCGCGGAGACATTCTTACCCAATGCACGAGCACCGAACTCAAGAATTTGCGCCCAGTTTTCAGTTTGACCGGATAAGTTACCGATTGCTGAGTTCTCTGTGTAGAACGATTCCGCTAGATTTCCAACGGCCGTGTCTAGGTCGATTGTAGACGACTTACCAAATGCTGCTTGGTCTTTGTAGCCTTTCATCAACTCTATGGCCTGTGGAAGCCCCACTCCAGCCGTCAGGAGCTTCTGTAAGCCACTTGCTGCGGTCGCAACGGTGACAAGTCCATCACTAGCCAAAGACTCGGCTGCTTGAGTTGCTTCTGTCGCGCTATAACCGAACCGTTCGGCTAGTCGTGATAGTCCGGCGATCGACGCTTCAAAGTTATTAGCAATACCAATGCTCTTTTGTACACCGTTGAACGCGCTGTTGAGAATTGCTAGTCCAGCAACGACACCACCAATAGCAACGATAGAGTCGCCCATTGATGCGGCGAAACTGTTTTGGCTCTTGTATGTTCCGTTAAGTTGAGAAGTGAGCCGAGCTTGCTGTTGAGACTGATTCTGAACGGCCACATTTAACGCGTTAGTTGCTTGTGTAGCTTGAGCAGAACCAGCACCGTATCGTTGAATAGCATTAGAGCTTCTAGTGGTGGCTGCTGCGACAGCGTTGTTTGCACGTTCAACAGTTAGGAACTGCTTTTGAATCTGTGGCGTGTAGGTTGCGAGTGTTTTTGCTGTCTCTTGAGCTTCGCGTTTGATTGCATTTACCCGCGTCTGTGCGTCATATGCGGTTGTACCCGAGCCGGAGCTACCAGCTTTCGATGTAGTAGTGCGAGATACCTTTTTAGAAGCTTCTGATTGCTTTTTGTATGATTGCTCTACGAGTTTATCTGCTTGTGTGAGGGACTTTTTAAGTTCAGCTAAGTTTATTTTCTTAACTTCATATTCTACTGAACCAACAATAGTCGTCCCTGATGCCATGCTAAACCTTTACCTCTGCAGCATCCGTGAATGGTTTAACCGCACTCTCAAATGTAGTAGCACCAACTTTGAAACTATTGGATATAATGCCAGCGTGAGCTTGCTCCGCTAACTTACCGCGCCAGACTTTACGAGCACCTTCCAAAAGAATTTGTGCTTCTTCAAGGGTGAATATCTCCCTCTTATATTTCGATGTCCACTCTGGTTTTTTACCTAGCTTTCTGTCCTCGGCTAAGTCCTCATCCGTCTTTGGTGTAACTGTATACCCACGACGAATCGCTAAAATTGCTTCCCAGTCGAAGTAGTACCCCATTTCAGATACGAGATATATTTCAGGTGATACATCCAGCCCCTTACGTGACATCTGGCGTTCTAGGCGCTTCTGTGCGTTAGCAAGAGCCTTCTCAGCCTCCTCCTTTGGCATTAAGTCAAGTAATGATTTAGGCATCTTTTTCACTCTCTACTGTTTGTATGTCAGTAGCTTCAACCTGTTTCTTCACGCCAAATGCGATGTTGAAAATTTCAGCACGTTCTTTGTCGTTTAGAGTATTCATAATTACATCAACAACTTTGCCGCCCTTGTCGTCAGATAGAAGGCTCTTATATAGTTCAAACTCAGACTTTTTAATCTCTGAGATTTCTTCTTGAATTGAATCAGCCTTTTTGGCAAGACTATCAATTTTCTTAACATCTTTTGGTTTCCTAGCGTCGAGTCCGACAAAGCTAATACTCGTCAGCTCGTCAATAAGTTTATTCATGCGTCGCTGTTTAAAAGATAAATCTAAATCTTCACCAGAACCAAGCTTACGGATTTTAAGGATACCTAAACCCTCAATCTCTACCGTCTTGATATTCTGAATGTTACCTAGTGATATTGTTATATCTGCCATCTCTACTCCTTTAATTTAAATGCCATTGGCACAATCCCATTCGGGACAAACAGACGTTATGTCTACTATTAGTTTACCAGCGTTGGGAAACAAAAAGAGCCTCCGGAGAGGCTCAGTTGTACTAGTAAGGGATTAGCTTGCTGGTGTTCCGTAGGTGATTGCTCCTACAGGGTAGAGGTGGATGATAACCGAAAGGTCATCAGTAGCGTTTCGTTCGCTGCTGTCCTCGAATGCGACGCGAGCCATGAAACTAATGTCACGATCTTCGTCATCTGCACAGTCGTAGTGGAATACTACTTCTGTTGCGTCAGGAAGCGTACACGTTTCACCACCGACCACAAAGGCTGTTCCTTCGAGGTTATCAGGCATAAAGTAACCAACATCACTCCACTTGTTAGGGAAGAACGTAACGTCGTATGACGGATTGTCCAACTGTGAGCTTGGTGTTGTGGTTGTGCCTGAAAGGCGTTCGCTTGTTCGTAGCAGCTGCGCGACGTTAGCAGAGATTGAACCGAGCATGAAAGCTGGGATTGTTACTCCGTTAATGTCGATGCTGAGTTTTCCACCCATTGGGTCTGTGCTTGTAGGTACAGGGGGCATTTTATTTCTCCTTAGTAAATTATCTGGCCAGTAATGCTGTAGATTATCCGGTTGTTACCGTCTAAGTCTACATTGGTAATGGTCGATGTTGGTAAAATTGTTACGTTTGTATACACTGTTGATGAAATAGGTGGCACAGCGGGCAGCTCACAAACGTCAGAATAACATTCTCTTAGGAAGTCAAGTATATCGCTCAACATCTTATATCCGTCAGTATCGTTGTCGCCCCTAGCGAGTAGTTCAAAGCTTTGTGTCCTTCGCTGTCCCCTCGTAAGTGAATCACCTATATCTGCAATATAGAGTCCCTTTTTATCAAGAGTTAGCTTCTGAAAGAACAAGTCAGTGTCTATCTCACCAAAATCGTTATCTTCTAATAGCTTTAAAAAGCTCAATGTTATCATCGGTTTATCTCAACAAACTTTTTAATGTTCTCTTTTGCCACAGAATCGCCGGCTCGTTTTAGGTAGCCTTTGGTCTGTGGGTTTCGATCGTTCTCAAAGTGTCGTCGTCTCGCATACGGTACAGATGCTCCACCGAATACTACTGAACGTCCACCATTAGGGTTCTTTTCAACCCTACCGTCGCTCGCAAGGTCACCAGATGCTACAGGTGCAAGCATCTTAGCCCTATTGAGGATGACTTGAGCCATAGACTGTTCTGCTCTTTCAAGCACCACAGCCTCGTTAGCAAGCCATGCCTGTGAGTTAGACTTGAAACCTCCCATTACGATTCCCCCGTAAACTTTGAGTAATCTGCCGCTTGTAGAGTCAATTCGTAGTGTTCGATTTCGCCTTCATCCTGATTCTTACCGACTCCAAACCCGATAATCTCATAGTCGTTAGTGTCGATACGAATACCGTTACCAACTAAATTCTTCGGATTACTAGGCATGAATGCTTCGTCAGGGTGAATGTAGAGCAGTGAGTCGGATTGATGAGTCTCTTGGTTATTAGAGGTCACCATTCCACCATCAATATCTGCTACACCAACTGCATCGTGTGTTTCGTTAATCACGTTTCCGTAGACACCACCCCTAGAAATAACTAGGTACTGGTAAGTTACTTCGTCGAATAGGTCAAACACATTCACAGTAGCGACTCCTGTGAGTCTTGCAGACATCCCCGTGAAGGACATACCCTACGTTACACAGGCTGTATTTACGAATGGTGAGTGCATTTGTATCTGCAAACACTTGTTCATCCGTAGCATCACCAAATGTAACTTGGAAGTTCCTGACCCGCTTACTCTTGACGCTCCCTGTGCTGTACTTCTTGGAAGTAATAGCAAACAACTGCGCTAAGAGTAATTGGATGTCGTCAGGAAGCTCTAGGAAGCCCCACGCGGCGTTTACAACCACAGTAACTTCTCTATTGAAAGGTTCGTCAAATACCAATGAGTTGAAAAAGCCTTTGTTGGGCGTGTTCCAAAAGTAGGGAGTATAAGCAGTGGTTTCGTTTCCATCCACTGTTACGCTCTCTACCTCTGTGAACATATCCATGAACAAAGTTCTATATCCAATCCTTGTGGTATATGCACGTTCTTCAAATTCAGGTTCGTCTCCTGAGTTGTTCTGCTCCTCGAGGGGCATACAGAGTAACTCTTCGAGATTTTCCATTGCGATGTCAAGGTACAGGTCTAGGTTAGCTACTTCTCTAGCGGTGAGAGTTCGCCCCAATAGGGCTTCAAGTTGTGCTTGTGTCATAGTGGGGCGTTCTCCTTTCCGTTAATTAAGAACTGGCTGGGGCAACTGCTACAGCTGAGTTGAGTGCGGTCAAACCACCACCAGCCCAGATTTCCTGTAGGTATTCATTCTTGTTAGTCTTAAGAATGAAGTTTTGGAACGCTTCGATCGAGAGGTCACCAACGATACGGTAGTAACCGTAAGCGAAGATGTACGCGTCGTTCTCATCGTTGTCCATCCAGTCAGGTTCAACAACTGCATCAACCTTGATGTAGCGTGTGAGGTCTGAGCCGGGAGCGAACAAGAATCCACCGTTAGCGTTCTGCTCAAATTCCATGTCAAGAAGGAGTCCTTCTTTAGCGACAAGGATAACTCCACCATCAGCCTTCACGAGTGAACGTGCGCGGCGGAGAGTTTCGTAAACTGTCTCACCAGCGGTTGGTGTGTAAACCGTTGCGAATACGTTCTCAGCTTCAGCATCAGCCTTAACTGGGAAGAATCCACGTGGTGTACCTTCGAGAATCTTGTAGTCATCACCAGAGGCACGGCCGTCACCGATAACGATTGCTCGCTCGATTTCACGGATGATACGCTTTGGAAGTTCTGCAAGTACGAATCGTACCAATGCACCAGTTGTTCGTTGTTCTTTAACATCTTCACGGTTAAGTGTGATGTACTTGTAGACGAATTGTGGGCGAAGGATACGGTTTGCGAACGTGAGAGTCTGCTCGCGCTTCTCATCTTCCTCGTCACGGCGGTAACCTTGTGCGCGTCCACCTTGTGCGTCTGGGTCATCGTTTGCGTCCCAAGCAGCGTTGAACGAGTCCATACCTGTCTTAGATACACGCTGCCAGATTTCTCCACCTTGCTTGAAGGCATCTTCGATTTCTGTGATAAGCGGTGTAGGCAAGAAGATTTCAGGGTTGGTAACACCAGCCTTAGTTTCTAGGTGCTTCGCCCATGCTGCGCGTACGTCTGTAGACTTTTTACCAGCGTTGTCTTCAAGGATACGTGCAAACGCTTCCATTGATTCTTTGCTGTTAAGGTAGTCTTTCAAGTTAGCTTGTGGTGTTGCTTCAACTGGTGCTTGTGCGCTAGGTTCGAGAACCTGTGCAACGGCAACGGCTTCAACGTCTGTGATTTTTTCTGTCATTTCGTTTTCCTTGACTGGTTCTTTAATTTCCGCAACAGGAGTTTCAGTCACTACCTCCGTTTTGGTTTCCTCGGCTTCCGCTTCGGGTTCTGCATCAGGGGTTTCTTGTTCAGTAACCACCTCAGCAGGTTCTTTGGGTTCATCGGCATCATTAGCTGCCTCTGCTTTCCTTGCTTTAATGCTCATGACGGGCTGCATAACGGCAGACTGCATACTTGATGTCAGTTCACTAATCTTTGCAAGCGACTCTGCAAGTGAGGTTTTCGCCTCAACTGCTTCGTCGGCAAAGCCTAGTTCAACTGCATCAGCAGCGGTCATCCAAGTTTCAGCCTTCAATAGTTCGTTGACTCGCTCCTCAGATAGTCCAGTACGTGCCGCATAAATCGGAATCATACTTTCGCCTGTCTTTTTGAGCATCTCAACCACCTGTTCCATGTCGTCACTGTTACCAGCGGCGAATGTCCAAGGTAGGTGAACCATCATCATTGAGCCGGGAAGCATGATAATCTTATCACCGGCCATTGAGATGAGAGATGCGATCGAGGCTGCTAGGCCATCAACCTTTACAGTCACTTCGCCTTCGTGTTCGTTGAGCATGTTGTAAATAGCTACACCAGCTGATACGTCACCGCCCGGACTATTAATCCGTACTGTGAGCGCACCTGAATGCTGTGCTAACTGCTCTCGAAACAACTTAGGGGTAACTTCATCTTCCCACCAGCTCTCGCTAGCGATAACACCCTCTAGGATAAGCTCATTGCCGGACTCGGCTTTCGCGTATTTCCAGAATTGTTTACTCATGTGTTTCCTTACTGTTAAACTTTAGAACACTCCCTTGCGTTCTTGTGAACTTTGCTTGTTCGGTTCTATATCTATATTACCAGTCGTGGGGTTTGGTCTAAACCCAGTCCTGTCCAGCGTCTACAGACACAACAACGAGGCTAGAGCTTACGCTAGCACACCATACGGTGTATGTAGCCTGCGGTAGGTCAGAGATTGACAATAGTGCCTCGAGTTCAGCGGCAGTAAGTGTAAGGTGTACAAGCTCTAGGTCTGTATCAACATCCTTCAACTCATCTCGAACACTATCATAAATCATCATGAGGTTGTCACCCGGCAAGCTATTACCTACAGCGAAAATCTTAATATAACCTGTTAAGTGGTCTGCTGGGAGTGTGAGCCGTCGAGCTTCACGGAGTGCATAGATGATACTTCGGTTAGTAGGAAGTACAAAGGTTGCTGCATAGTTTGTTTCATCCAATATGAGAACGTCAATTGCTCCCGCTGTTTCGGCATTTCCGCCTCCTCCACCACCATTTGCAGCGATAAGTTGCAACAGTTGATTATTGGTTAGGTCGCTATATTCTCCACCTGCTATTTCTTGTAATAGTTCGTTATTAGTTGGCATTTTGTATCTCCTTTAGAATAGGTACGTCTAGTATTTTACATGCGGTATTTGAGCACTTATCCATATCGGAGTAGCTTTTGTCTTTCGTAATTCCTAGGAATCGATCGCACTCCTTACAATGGCGTTCATACTCTACAGAGTTCACAGGAGTAACACCATCAATAAGTGCAGGGTTGGGTGAGTTGTCTACCTCTTCCCCCTCATCCACCTCTGGCTTGTCGTTCTTAATGACCGCTGGGGCTGTGCCAGCCTTGAGTAGCTTATAGCTTTGGGACAGTTGCAGTGCATCAACGGCAGAGTCGAGACTATACCCTAGGTCGATTAACTCTTTAATACTGAGTACTTCTTCACGTTTTGTCTTTGACTTAACTAACTCGGCATCGGAAACAGCAGGGATTTCGTACTTGAAAGCAATAGCAGCGCCAAAGCCACCAGTAATACGGTTAAGTTCGTGGGTGATTTGTGAGTATATACGAAGTGCCAATGGCTTGACTGCACGTTTGGCGAAGCCAGCCTCAGATACTTCGGCATTATTGTAGGTTGCGTTTGAGTCAACACCCTTGATGATTCCTGAAACACCATAGCTCTCAGACAATCGGTCGTCCACATGCTTGAGGAGTGGTTCAAAGTCAATCTCTTTGTTGCTCTGTGCGAATGGAATCCACTCGATTTGAGCCGGTGCGAGCTTGCCTTGTGGGTCAATAGGTACGTGGGTGTAAGAAACGTTGTTATTGTTTCCTGCGCCTTGGTGACGTTCCTTGAGTTTCTCCACCATGTCTGTGTACTCGGTTGGGGTAGTTGCGGCAACCTTGAATACACCAGCAGGAATGGCATTGTTTTGGAAGAATCCGTTTTGGAAGTCAGCAATGTATCCATCAAGCGTTGCCCACTTAGCAGCCGATAGAGCCGGAGAGTAACCAGCATAAAGGTCATCAGGCTTTGCTCCGCCCGGAATAGCAATAACTTCATCTTCGGAGAACTCTTGAGCACCAATCTTGTAATAGATTTTACCATCACGGTATTCAACACCCGGACGCTCGAGGAATGTAAACCCTGCCACGTTTGTGCCCTTGAAACCAAAGTCTCCACCCGGCATAGCCTTGCCGCCTTCACGTCGCCATACAAGAAGGTACGTATAGTTCAATGCGAGTACAGACACCCCAAGCTTCTCAAGGAACATTGGTAGGCTGTCACGACGGTTAGGGTGATAGAGTGCGTCGATTACTGCGTGAGGTACTGGCTTACCATTCTTATCAATCGCATACGGAAGAATCTGCATGAACTCGTTAGTAATAGGTCGGACGTTAGGATAGTGACTTGCGTACTCGTCAGACTTGAAGTGATTGTAAAGTCCGTATGGATTAACTTGAGCAAAAGAAGGAGCACCGACTAAGTTAATCTGAGCCTTTGCGCCTTTTAGTGCTATACCGAGAATCACTTGCTACCTCGGATGTAGAAAACACCAATCAAAGCTTGAAGTACGAATGAAAGCAAAAGTCCCCATACAAAACCAAAGAGTAACCCAACCGCTAAAGGGGTGGCTACCGCTATCATGAGGAGAGTGTAGTACTCTGCGAAGTTGTCTTTTATGTTCTTAATGAACTTTTTTAGGCTATTCACGCGTTTATTCCTTTATCTTATTTTAGTATACCAACGCTGGGGCTACATCAAGCCACCATATGCAATAACATGTTCCTTCTTGAGTTGCTTATAGAATCCCATGAGAACCATATCGAATATGTCTGGCGACTTACCGGTGCGTTCTTTAATCTTATCTTTCGACTCTAGCTTGAATACTTTGTCGTTTGTCTCGTTGTGGTGCTGTTGAGCCTCACTGGTAAAGTCATCCAAGTAAGGGCAACTCTCAAGAATCTTCACAACGCCCTTCTCCATACCCATAGCTAATAGATATGCCACTTGTGACCGGAGGTTATTGAAAGATACAATCTCACTATTGCGTTCAGCATCGTCTCTTGAGAGCGGCCTATCCTCGAATGTCAGGTATGGGTCTGGCGAGTAGCCTGACTTAAATACGGCAAAGTCAACACCCTTCACTCTTGCCGAAGATAGCAAACCAACACCAACGCCCACACCGTCTACAGCCACATTCTCATAGCCAATCTCCAAGTCGTCGGAGTGTTTGATTAACCAATCTGCTTGATCCTCAGTCTTTACCTTTTGGTCAGCCTCTTTCGTTATCTGAATATCAAACAATGTGAAGTTCTCCCAATCGGCAACTCCCGCTCTGTCGCGTCCTTCGTCAGCAACGTCGTAACCAGCTGTACGTCTACCCGATATAAGTTTATCAGTTCGTGCCTTCGCAAAGAGGTGGGATTTAAAGATAGTTTTTTCTTCGTCCTTATACTTCCAGTTGTTATTCATGTAGCGTTCAACCCACCACTTCGGGTTGGTCATAAGAGCATCAATGTCTTGCTGCGTCTGCCAAGAGTCCTCAACCGTAAACTCAATACACCTTACGCCTTTAGGTAGTGGTGGAATGATACGTCCTGACTCGTCTTTTTCACCTTCAAACTTGAACGAGTTGTATAGAGCGGTGTAATAAGGATGGTCTGTTGGGTTAAGAGTATGAATGGACAAGCTTGGTTGTCCCTGTTCGTTTCGCCTACCTTTACGGGACGTAGCAGTTACAAGCATTGTCTCATTTAGTTCGTCACCCTCGTCAATATGGTTACCGGATGAGTTGATACCTTTAATCTTACGACCTTGGCGATCCTTCGTGATGTCTGCTTCTGTAAATGCAATGACTGAGCCATTCTTGAACTTGATAACGTAGTCAGTTCGGTTGAAACTAAAGTCCTCACCCTCAATGAGGTTCATTCTCTCAAGCATTACCTCGTAAGAAGGTATGACTGTCTTTTTAGCAGTTGTGAGGTTCTGACGGAATACAGGCCAGTAAGTTTTAGGGAACGTCTGACAAATAGAAATAACGATATGTGCTGCAACATCAGTCTTACCCGTACCGACAGTACCAAAAAGAATTAGTGTATCAACAGTAGGGTCGTTGACTGACTCAACTGCTAGGCGTTGTTTCGGTTTCAGTTTCAGCATTACGGCTCTTGATATCGCTTATGTACATAGGTTGTTGAATGAGTCGTTTACCATCGCTTGTGAGGTCAAGCTTTTCACCGTACTTCTTTGGCTTCATCTTGGACATCTGCCATTTAAGGTTGTCTGCCTTGAGCCTGTGTGCCTGTACAACCGCACCAGAAGCCTTCGGGTCAACCTTCATTGCCATACTAATCGCTTGGTCTGCAATGTCGCTTAACTCCTCATACTGAGCATCTGCCGCCTCTTGCTTGGCATACGCGTATTGTTTGCGGAATTCTTCGTTCTCACGTATCCACCTAAAGAAAACTCGTGTGCTAGGCATCTGAATCAGCTTGCCCTCTGCATCCTCAAGAACATCACTTCCGTCTTTAAGTACTTTCCTGAGTGACCATCCTTGCATGAGAAGTTCACATATAGCTTCAGCTACTATCTCATCAAATGGTTCTGGTGGTCGTCCTAGTGTCATAAACTCAGTATACCACTAACGCAAAACAGCGCAAGAACGCGCTTTAGCTTTGTTGAATTGTGTAACACTCACCGGCTTAACACTGTCAGTACTGCGTGGCGTTGGTCTCATTATACCACTATCTCTATTGGTGTTCCGTCTTTTGGTAAAAACGGCTGTGTTGTTATCCCATACTCCGCATATCCCAAACCACCCGCTTGAAGCTTATCTTCCAACTCTTGTAATGACTCAGCCTCAACAGCATTAACTAGGTGTAGCTTAACTGGCTTTCCTTCATCTTGCCAAGTTTCAGCCATCTCGTCCCAACCGTACCACTTATTTCCAATCTGTTGTGCGAAGTAGAAGTTATTTGCGCTCATGCAACTATCCTTTCATCATTAAGTTTACCAATTCATCAAACGATGTCTTACGCTCCCAACCAATAGCCTTAATCTTGCTTGCATCTCCCAAGAGGTATCCTACTTCATTCGGTCGGTAGAACTCAGGGTTTACTCTTACTGCGAGGTGTCCGTTAACGTAACCCTTCTCATCTCCATCCTCGCCTTCCCACTCAACTTCAAGCCCTTTAGCGGCAAAGGCTGCTCCAACAAAGTTTCTGACTGTGTGAATCTCTCCTGTAGCAATAACGTATTCGTCTGGTTCATCTTGTTGTAGCATGAGGTGCATACCCTCTACAAAATCACCTGCGTATCCCCAATCACGTATTGAGTTCATGTTGCCAAGCTCTAGGACTTGAGTTGGGTCTGCAATCCAAGCGTTCACACCTTTTGCAATCTTCATGGTCACAAAGTCAGCACCACGTAATTCTCCCTCATGGTTGAAGAGAATACCGTTTGAAATGAACAGTCCTTGATCGCGTTTACTTCTACAGTAATAGTGTGCAGCTGTCTTAGCGATAGCATATGGTGAGTTAGGGTTAAGTTCGCTCTTTTCGTTAAGGACTGAGCCTTGCTCTTTAGCTCCGTACATCTCACTTGTAGAGGCTTGGTACATCTTCCACTTACCTTCGTGACACGTTTCAAGAGCTGAGATAAGATTCATCACACCGATGTAGTCAATCTGTGTCGTCAGTTCAGGTTGTTTGAAGCTTTGTCCTACGTGGCTTTGTGCCGCGAGGTTGTATATTTCGTCTGGTTGATACTGTTTTACGATTCGGCGTAGGCTAGATGGGTCGAGAAGGTCGCCTGTTTCAAGAATAAGTTGACCAGAGTTCAACGCTTCGGTGAAGTCATATCCCTTACGCATACGGTGTGGTGGTTCAGTAGACACACGGCGTACAAGTCCGATAACTGTGTAGCCCTTTTCTAACAAAAGCTTAGTTAGGTGTGTTCCGTCTTGCCCTGAAAATCCGCTGATTAGTGCTTTCATTTTTGTTCCTCCATCCTTTCTTTGTGACATAGTGCAGAGTTAGAGGTAAAATCTAAGAACTCTTGCGCGTCTTTTTTATTACCGAAATCATAAAAGTATTCAGAGTCGTTTGCGATTAATGTAAAGTAAACCGTGAACATTACCTGTCTCCTTCTTTTAGTAAAAACGAACCCGGAAACTTCTCACCAATCCAATACTTTTCATCTGTCGGTACAACTCCATCGGCAAACTTGTATTCATATTCTGTGTCACTATTTTCAAACGGACCCCACTCGAATACTGAGGGGTTGATCTTAACAAAAGCACAGGTTTCATCCCTTAGCCCATAGCTTAGAATGATGTCGTCACCGCTCCATACAGCACCACTTATAAACTCCACACTCTCTTGAATGTTCGGTCGCCATCCAGTACAGAAATCAAATAGCTGGCTGTCGTGCGTTACATAACCATCTTTATCGACTAACTGTGCGATCGAAACGTACCATCTATGGGTTACACCCTCAATAGGAATACATCTATGTGCGAACCGAATATACCCATCCTTGTAAGGAAGTAGCTGGCTGCCGCCGTGTGTTTTACCTAGGTACTTCTCTCCGAATAAGTGGTCGTTCTTAAGCTTTTCACTAGCTGAATAAATGAAGTCAAACTTATCGGTATATTCAGTTGCTGGTGACCAGTTCTTTTCCATGTGACCAGCGACACTATAGCCCCAATCTTTTAACAGCTTGTACGTGCCTTTTTCGTAGTCAATCAAAATCTCAATCTGATAAACTCTTGTTTCGTTAGGAAAGTCATATTCGTTGATAGCTACGCCAATGCCATGCAAACCATCTTCCCTAAAAAAGATGCGGCAATCTTCAATCTCTTTTTCAACGAGGTACCGTGGTGAGCCTTCTTCGGGGAATATACGCTTTACACCACTTACTTCTAAAGTGTTCTCATCAAGCACCCCAACCATCAGGCGAGATGGTGGGTGAGTGTATGGATGCTCGTTAGTGTAACGAACAATCGTTTCTTCCTCGTGGTGTCTTGTTGATACCCAAATCTTACCCTGTTTATCTTTAGCAATGCTAGGGTTGTGATGCCATTCGTTCTCGTTTAAGTCCCACACGGTCACGGGATAATCAAATTTGTGTATTAGTAACTCGGTCATTCTAGCCTACCTCTCCTGATAACTAAGTTATCGTAATCAAATGCGTGGAACTCTATATCGTCTAGCTTTACTTTGTATAGCAATCCCTTATAGTCGGCTGGTGTTCGAGCTGAGATACGGTCAATACCTAGTGTGATAGCGAGTGTATCATCGTCAAGTAACACAGCACCGGACATAAACTGTACCTCTTGGTGTCCCTCGTCTCCGAATATAAACCACTCAGATTGTTCAATGGGCTTTAAATCGTCGTCAAACTTGATAAATATATTCCCATACCTGTGGTCTACACCAAGGCGCGTACGTTGGTGAAAGACTCCGATATAACCATACTTAGTTTTTACAAGAGGCGTTCCGTTGTGAACTGATTCAATCGCATCTGTCCTGTTGTCAACTGCTTTAATCCAACCATCTTTGGCTATTGTTCCGATAGAATGAAGATACATGTGCGGTTGTTCTTCAATCGGTGACCAGTTTTTCTCTGGTTTTCCCATTGGGTTTCCAAATCTAGTCGTGATTTTGTAGGTACTGTTCTCAAAGTCAATTAAAGCTTCGGCTTGCTCTTGGTT